GCTTAGGCGATTGTATCAGATATGGCATACATCATTTGTTCCCTGTACAACACGACACTATGAACATGCCTGAATATGTAGGCATGGATGAACGTTATCAACGCATGAATGAACCGGGCAGAGAATATTCTAGACCTAGTCCTCTTTACGAAGGGGGACCTACTTGGGAAGATATTATGAAGCCAAGCGACCAAGACATCGATCACGTAATTTGGTAATTTATCTACAAAAATATTTTTTAAGTATAAATACATTATATTATACGGAGAATATTTTATGGCAGGATTAAAAAGAAAAACAACACCATTAGATCAAAGATTGTATCGTAGTTGTAAGTACATTGAAAAAACCGAATGTTGGGAGTGGCAATTGGCTACGAACAACATTGGGTATGGTTTAATTAGAGACACAGATTATGGGGACAATGAACGAGGTGGTATGAGAACTACACACAGAGTAAGTTACGAAATACACAAAGGTCGCATACCGGATAACAAAATAGTAATGCATACATGTGATAATCCTAAATGTTGTAACCCAGAGCATTTGCATTTAGGTACACGCCAAGACAATACACAAGATATGATTGGAAAGGGTAGACACAATCTTTTTGGTAGTAAAAATTCACGTAAATGCAAGTATTGCAACATTTACACAACACCAGCATTAATTACACGTTGGCATGATGAAAAGTGCAAGCACAAAAAATAAGAGATAATATAAATACATTATTGCTACGTTATAAATAACATATATTTAGGATCACCCAATGAAAGCAAAAGAACTGCTTAAACGCAACCCAGTTTACGAGGCACTGTACCCTCAAATGATAGCATATCAATATGCTTATCTGGGAGGATATCCCTTTAAGACGTTTGTAAGAAAAAAACGCCCTAGCGAAGATTCAAATCTTTATAGAGATTTGATTGAAAACACAGTAGCACAACCTATCTGTCGTTATGTGGTTGACACAATCAATGACGTAGTGTTTGAGCCAGGTATCAAACGTGATCTTAAATTTGCTACTCCTCAAGGTGTAGCAATTGAACCCAACAATATTGAATGGTCACAATTGATGTTGTTAGATGCAGATTTGCAAAACAGATCAATGGATGCGTTTATGGAAAATGTTGGGGACTTGGCTTCTATTTACGGGCATTGTTGGATCTTTGTAGACATGCCCCGTGAAGACGAAGGTAATCTAGGTAGACCTTATGTAGTAGCAATCAACCCTTTACAAGTACACGATTGGGAATTCGATTTCTATGGCGGAGCACCTATCTTAAAATACGTAAAAGTATTAGAGAATGAAACATCAGATTGTTATTACTTTAAGTGTTATCATTTGGGAGATGAAAAAACACCTTCGTATTGGGTTAGTTATGAAGTAGAAAAAGACGAACCCTTAGAAAACGAAGTACACATTTTAGGGCAAGGCTTTTATCCTGCTGGTATGAGCATTCCAGGATTTATAGCATATGGTCGCAGAGACCCTCGCAGAACTGATGTTGGTATATCCGACATCGATTCTGCTAGTGATGCTATGCGTGAATACTATAAACTAGAATGCGAAGCATACTCATCAATTCAATTTGCAAAAACAATTATTAGAGCAGACAAAGGTATAAGTGTCCCTGCACAAGCAGGAGCAATTGTACGTGCCATGACAGGTCAAATCGAAACTATCCCTGTAGACACAGGTGATGTTACAAAGATCATGGAAAAGCAAAAAGAATTATTAGATCAAATTGAAAACTTGACAGGCTTAGGTGGACTAAGAATGTCTCGGCACAACATACAATCTGGCATTGCAATCATTGAAGAACGCAAAACACTTCATAGATTAGCAAAAGCAAAAGCAAGACTAATGGAAGTTGCAGAAGAATTAATCTTTACTTACGCCGCACGTTTTATGGACATGCGTTGGGCAGGTGAAGTTAACTATGCAACTGACTACGAGGCACATGACACAAATTATCGTATTGCTGTTTATAAAGAATCTAAAGCATTAGTACCTGACAATTCTATTGTAGATGCTATTATTACGAAAGATATTATTCGTATCTTAGCACCTGACGAAAGCGTAGGTCAATATGAACAAGCATATATCGAAACAATTCAGGATCCTACAGTCAAAGAATTAATGACTCAGGAAAATGAACAAGTATTAAGCAGAGACTTAGGCTCTCAAATACCTTCTGAACAAGAAGAGGAAGAATATGAGGGAGAAGAAGGAAGTGCTTATGCTGGGGACATTGACAGCGTTTCTGGTTCTAATGGACCAGGTGTTCCTATTCAACAAACAGGACCATCATATCAAACAGAGCAAGCAATTGCTGTGCAATTAAACAATATGAACGCTGGTCGATAAATACAATATCACAACAATTAAACGGTTATTACGTTACAATAGGAGAATTAAATGAGTGATGAAAATATCGTTGGCAACGAACAAGCCCTTGCAGAAGATCAAGTGAACGAAACAGTTCAGAATTCTTCAAACGAGCAGAATAGCAAAAGCAATCAGGTTAATCCTGGTGCTATTCGCAAATCGCAAACTCAAAGTATTTTAAATGCATTGAGTAGAGCATCTGGTACAGAACTTGGTTCTGTTGAAGATGCAGTTGCAATGATTGCAAAAATGTCTGCTCAAAAATCCGGTGGCAACGAACAGCCAGTGGAAACACAAACCAAGCAATCTAATCGTGTTACGACCAACGATTTGCATGAACAGTTTCAAAAACTCAGAGGCGAACTCTCACAAAAAGAGCAAGCACTTAGAGCAAAAGAACTTGAAACAGATATACTGCAAACAATGGGAGACAGATTTGATTCTGAGTTATCAGAATATGCTGTACAAAAAGTCAAAGCCAACATTGCGTGGAATGATGACGGAACATATAGTATAATCAATAGCAAGGGACAAGAACGCTATGGTGAAGATGGTAATCCACTTTCGTTGAGAGGATTAGTAGAAGAAATTGCTAAAGGCAACCCTAAGTTGCTTAAAACAAAATCATCTGCATCCGGCTCAGGATTGCGTCCAGGACAAACTAATTTTGCTGGTGCAGAATTAGATCAAGTACCTGACTATTCAAAAGATCCAGCTGCCTTTAAAGCATGGGCACAAAGCCGAGGCTTAAGCAAAGGAGTAGGATTGAAAAGTCAAGGAGTACAGATAAGTCAATCGGATAGATCCAAAAGAGTATATTAACAGCCAATTATATTTTTATTATAAAGGAGAAAAATCATGGCATATGTATTAGACGGAGCAAGCAGTGAAGACCTAGGTTTTACAACTGCTATCGCAAACTTCGCTCTCCAGGCAATGCACGAATCAAACGGTCTTGTTGACTACACAAGAGTTGTAACACCTAACCAAGGTGATACTTACTTAGTACCCAACTTTGCCGCTATCACGTATCAGGATTACGCACCAAATAACTTCCAAGGTGGTAACGCCTCAGTACGTGGTGATGGATTCGGAAACGCTGCACCTGCCGCAGTAGAGCAAAACCCAGCCCTTACACAGGGTTCAATCACAGCAACTCCAGCAGTTGCAGCCACAGCATTTGACGTATTCTACGCATGGACTACATCATTTGAATTAGCCGCTACAATCGGTGAAGAACTTGGTGGTTCTTATGCTGAGAAAGTTGATCAGCGTGTTGCTGGTGCTTTCGAGGATTTTAAAGCAACCCCAACTAACACAACTATCACAACTTTAGATGGTTTTGGTGCAATGTCGCAACTAGGCGCTATGGAGTTAAATCCATCAGGTGCTAACGCAGCCGCGAACACTTCTGCATCTTTCTCATCTAACACTGTTTTAGGATGTGTAAGAAATATCAAGCAAAACTACACAGTTGCACGTTTACCAGGTACTCCTATTGTTGTACTTGACTCTAACGGAGACGACGGTGTTGTTGGTTCATCTATGATTCGTGCATTAAGCGAATTAACAGGTGGAGCAGTTGGTTCTGCTGATCAGGGTGGTTCTGCAATTACTTCACTTGGTGAAGAATTGTTAGCAACTGGACAATTATCTAACTTATACGGTTCACGTGTTATCTTCAGTAACTTCTTACTAGACGATGTTCGTACAGTAGACGGTGTTGCAAACGTTGATGTTAAAGTCGGCGCTTACTTCCACGAAACTGCGATCTTTACAGTTCTTAAAGAAGGCTTACAAGTGAAGATGGGTGAAAAGCCCGGTGGACTACAAATGTGGGTAACTGGTCTTGCATACATGGGTGCTGGCGTCGCCGATAAGAGACGTGGTGGTGCTATTAATATCGTTCAGGGTTAATTTAAATAGTATAGGAAAATAATATGTCAGTTCCATATCAAAGAGTATCAAACGCAACAGTTGCAGATATCATTTTTTATGATCCTGCTGCCGAGCGTAGGGCCGCACAAATGCAAATCGATTGGGATACTTACTTTACAGTAGGTTCACAAGAGATTTTGTATCAACTAGAATTTGGTTGGTGGCCTAAATATTGTGATACGGTAACTGGTGCAACATATTACACTAATTTACCCAATGGTCAAATGATCTCGGCATTCAATCCTAATCTTTTAATTAAGAATGATCAAACTCTAATCAGACTCGATACTTTCCAAGCAGTGAAAATCTTCTATGAGAGTATCGTTTCTGATACTAGTAACGTTAACTCTGTTGACGCGGCTAACTACAATCATGCTTTAGAAAGATATGAGAAAGAATGGGAAAAGGCACTTCAATTGATGAACTTCTATGACTTGTATCAGGATGCACCAAATGGTCCTACTACTAAGTTGGAAGAAAACTGGGTCGCTGATCCAGACTATTTCAATGGAGATAGGAGATATTTCTAAATGTCTAGACCACTAGTTGACAAGGCTGATATCGTTACATATCTTAGGGCAGTTGCAAGATTGCAAGTGCCTATTATTGAGGTATCAGCAACTTATCCAAGTGAAGACGATAACATTGCTTATGGTCTTTAAGTTGACGATGTGACTAACAATGAAAGAAGTATCAACCAACTAGCAATACAAAATTGTGGTTCAATGTATGATGCTGAGGATCAATTCAACATCTTATACATCTCGTTTCAAAACGATCCACAATCTATAGTGATACAAGACGCTATCGAAGACTTAGCAGGTAATGTTAATTTCTTTGATGGTTATACATCAGTGCAGATGTCTAGGGACGTGACCATAGGTAACAGAAGTGAAATACACACCTATACGTTTGACTTAACAAGAATCGAATTTAATAACGCCTATCAATCTTAAGGAGACATAACATGGCAAGAATTACAGTAAACACAACCGGTACACAACCTCACTTATATGTGAGTACCGATACATCAAATGTTGCCAATGCTTCATTAGATATCACTTGTTTGCAAGATGTCACAATTACCAATTCAACAGGAATTTTCTCTTGGACTGATTTTTGTGAAACATCTATTAACAAGATTACTACGCCATCTGACAACGAACTATCTACTAACATCGTAATTGATGAAGATGGATTCTTTGGTGATGGTGGTACAGCAAACGCAGTTTCATACGGCGTTGCTGGATTGTCTAATAATAAAGTTGAAGTATCATGGCGCTTAGTTATGAATGGAAATATCGCAACTGCTAATGCACGTTACTATGAAGGGGTAGGTTACCTTTCTAGTGTTGCACCAACAGTTAGCCCAGACTCACCTGTTTGGGTATCCCCTCTAACTATCGCTGTTGATGGTGACATGACAATCGGACAAAATCCGTAACAAAAACTAAAGGGGTTAGGAGCAATCTTAGCCCCTTTTTTTTAAAAGGAAATGGACCAAAAAGGTAAAATGGTCCAGTCAATAATTTATTCAGGAGAAACAAATGAATGACTCAACGCAAGTCTGGTTAAAAACAGACGAAGAAAAACTCAGATCCCTCATTGCTGATGAAGCAAAAATGATGCCCATGTTAGACAACGTGCAGGCAACTATCAGGCAACTCAAAGCCAAACAACAATTTCGTTTAGCACTTTTAAATCAACTACTAGAATCAGTTGACGATACCGCTAAATACAATATCAATAATTCACAGGAGAATAATAAGTGAAACTTTCAGAAATTACAAAACAACCAAAATTAATTGAAGTTACTATTGACGATGCAGACATCGTTGAAGAATTCGGTGAAGCCCTGTCTTTTTGGACATGGGATCGTCAACCAGTCGAAGTATTTTTTAAAGTAACACAAAATGCAAACGACAATCCCGCAGAAATGTTAACAGTTATCAAAGACTTAATTTTGGATGAAAAAGGTGAACCTATTTTGACAGGTAACGCACAACTACCTGCAAAAGTGTTTATAAAAGTTGTAGGAAAAATTACTGAACTATTGGGAAAGTAACAAACGATAGACTTGATATCAAATCGCCCAATATGACAGCAATTTTAAGAGTAGACAGTTTAGGTAAGAGATATGGTCTTTTACCTAGCGAAGTGATGCAAAGGGCAGACACATTTGATATATTTGTTATAGATGCAGTTATGAGTTTTGAAGACTATTATAAAAAGAAATCAAATAATAAACATGGGTTGCCCCCTGCTCCAGATTATACGCAAGAAGAATTGCTCAATATGTTAGGGAAAAGTTAATGGCAAAAATTACGTTAGTTTATGATAAGATTTCAAAAGACTTAGAACGCATTGAACGTGAACTAAACAAATTGCCCAAAGAGGCGTTTGATGTATTTCGTGAGGCAACGCCTGTAGATAAGGGCTATGCTAAAAATCACACAACATTAAAACGAGACACTATCGTAGCAGATTATCCGTATGCTGTCAGATTAAATGACGGATATAGTAAGCAAGCACCTAAAGGTATGGTTGAACCCACTGTCAAATTCTTAAATAAAAGAGTAAAGCAGATATTTAGGAAATAAAGATGGCTGATTTAAAATATACAGTACAAGTAGATACAAGAGGCGCAACAAAAAACGTTGAAGGCTTAGGTAACGCCTTAGGTGGACTTAAGAAACTAGGTATAGTTGCGGCTGCGGCAGCGATTGGCAAAGCATTATTTGAAGTTGGTCAAGTTTCTATTAATGCCTCTAAGAAATTTGAAACTTACACTAACCAATTAAAATTAATTACAGATGGCAGTGAAGACCTTACTCGGGTTATGGGGCTGTTAACTGAAGCGGCTGTAAAAAATAGAACTAGTTTTGAAAGCACTATTGATCTTTTTACCAAATTAACTCTTGCTACTGCTGAATTAGGTAAATCTGAAGAAGATGTTATAGAAGTAACAGCAAAATTGTCACAGGCTCTTGCAATTGCTGGAGCAGATGCACAAACTACAAACTCTGTTATTAGACAGTTTGGTCAAGCAATGGCATCAGGTACTGTTCGTGGTGACGAATTTAACAGTATCGTAGAAGGTTTAGGTCCTGCACTTGCTATCATGGCACGTGAAACAGGATTAAATGTCGGCACATTACGTAAAATGAGCCGTGAGGGCGAATTAACTGCTGATGTCATGTTTGACATGATACAAAAATCAGAAGCATTATCAGCAGCCTTTAACCAAACTACTGTTACAACAGATCAATTAGAAGTTGCGTTGGGCGATGCATTCACTAGAGCAGCCAAAGACTTTGCAGAAAGTACTGGTCTTGCAGAAAAATATAGAGATGTATTACAAAGTATAACAAGAATACTTGATGGATTTAGTGGAGCCCAAGGTTTAACTAATCTAGCACTTGAAGATTTTGATGAAGCATTAAGAACCGGCAGGTTTAGTGCAAGAGACCTTAGAGACGAATTGGTTAGAGATATAGGTGATATAAACACGAATTTAACATATCTAGGCTCACGTGCAGAAAAAGCAGAACAAAGATTATTAGAATTCAATGGTGCCTCACCTGTAGAAATGTTGCGAGCATTAACAGATGGAACCTATGAAGCTGGTTCAGCGTTTATGACTGCCGGGCATTTGTTGCGTGAAGTTACCGCATATTTTAATGAAAATGTAGAAACCGGCGATGAAGCAATCGAAAGATACCAAACACAAGCAAGAACCATACTAGAATTAATTGATCGTTACACTGCTTTAGCAGATGCGGAAGAAGAAGAAAACAAACGTAAAAAAGAAGAATTTGAATTACAAGAAAAATTAGATAAAGCGTACAAAGAGTTTATACCTCAAGTAGACGGATTAGCAGAGGCGCTCAATAATATCGAACAATTTATGGATGAGTCTAACGCAGACACTTATCTTTCTGCATTTGAAAAAGCACAAAAAGATTTTGAAGAGGCAGAAGCAACAGTAAGAGCCCTAGAACAAGCCTTATCTCAACTGCCATCCAGCGGGTTAGATGATATAGATGCTAGAGTAGACAATTTAAATGAAGATTTAGTATATGCTAGACAAGCGTTGAAATATTATGGTGATGCATTAGCAGATGCAAAAGTTAAACAAGCAGAACTAGATGAAGAATTACGTAGAGCAGGTTTAACTGAATATCAGCGTTACTTAGAAGATATAATTGAAGCGGCAAAAGAAACTGTAACAGAAACAGAAAATCAAGCACGTGCTGTAGAAGAATTAAAACAAAAAATGATTGCTGATCCAGATCAAGCAACCATTTATCAACAAGCAATCGATGATATCTTAGGCACAAAAGATGCATATGACCAATTACGTGATAGTATTGGCGACATCGAGGGCATGGATGATTTTGAAGCAGTACAATCTGCTATTAATCAAGCATTTGAAGACGGTAAAATCAGTTTACAAGAATATAAAGATTTATTACCTACTTTACAAGACAAATTTGAAGAACTTAATCCTACATTAATGGCTTTCTTTGAATCTGTTGAGCAAGCAGGTAATGCATTAGCAGATAATCTTGCAGAAGACTTAGTAGAAGGTAGAGATGTATTAGATTCATTTAAAAACTTCTTTAAAAGTATCGTAAAACAAATGATAGCAGAAGCAATTAAATTGTTACTCATAAGGCAGTTATTAACAGGTATATTTGGTTTGTTTGGTTATGCACCGACATTTGGTGCTGGCGCAACTGTAACAGGTATTTCTAAGATACCTATCCCAGGTAAAGCATCAGGTGGTCCTGTAAATGCTAATTCACCTTACATGGTTGGTGAAAAAGGACCTGAATTGTTTGTGCCTAGCACATCTGGTAATATTGTACCTAATGATCAACTAAGTGCAGGTGGACCAGTAACAAATAATTACATTACAAATAATATTAATGCAGTTGATGCTAAGTCAGTAGCACAATTATTCGCAGAAAATCGTCAAGCATTGCTTGGCACAGTAGAATATGCACGTAAAGAAACTGCATATGGTGTATAATAGGAAATAACGATGGCAGGTTTACAAACAATTATAGATTACTGCAATGGAATGACGATAAATCGTAGGAAAGTTGTTGGATTGCAAATTACACGTAACGAAATACCAAGATTATCGACAACTCCAACTAAAAATCCATGGAAAATTACATTAGACATGCCTTCTAGTTTGAGATATAGTGATGCACGTGCATTAATGGAAGCATTAGATACACTAGATCGCACAGGATACGAAGATATTACGTTTTCTAATAACTCTTGTTTAAATTGGATCTTTAGATATCAAGGAACAATGTCAAATTCACAAGTATCAGGTATTAGGGTTGATGATTTTACTGGTACTGTACTAACATTAACTAATTTACCTGCTATTGCATCAACAAGAGTGTTATTTGAACCAAATGATTTAATTCAGATTGGAAATTACCCCTATCCTTTTACATCAACA